GTAGCAATAAGGATAACCGCTTCTACGATGGAAGGAATAAGTTCTGGTAGGGCATCTCCAAGGCCCGTTGCAAGGGTTACAATCATAACCAATGCCGCTTCCACTAGGGCTGGCAGATTGGTAATAATTCCATCAACTAAGGTTAAGATCAGCTGAAGCGCACCTTCTGTAATCTGTGGCAGGGCTTCAATTAAGCCACCAACGATGGTCATGATAATGTTGGTAGCTGCTTCAATTAGTGTTGGCAGGTTATCTAAAATCCCATTCACAAGGGCAATGATTAAATCAGGAGCCACCTCTGCTATGGCAGAAATAAGCCCTGTGACCACTTCGAGTATTTGAGGAAGGATGACAGCAATCTGTTCAACGGTTTCTCTTGCCCCTTCCTTGAGCTGTTCTGCTGCTCCTTCTTGGCCTGTAATAAGTCCCGTTAAACCATCAAGGACCATAGTAAAACCTGGAAGGAGTTGAGAAGTAATGTTGTTCTTCACTCCGGTAAAGGATCGAGTGAGATTGTCCATAGCATCGGTGTAATTCACCGCCGCATCTACAGATTCGTCACTCATAACCAGACCCAGTTCACTGGCTTTGTTCTTTAAATTCTCAGTGCTATCAGCGCTTTGATTTAGTAGTGCAGCCATTTCTACAGATGCGTTACCGAGTAGGTCGTTGGCTATAGCTGCCTTCTCACCTTCATCAGCAATCCCTTGCAGTCCCTTTACGGTCATCTCAAAGACTTCTTCTCTTGATTTGCCTTTTAAATCTTCCATAGAAATACCAAGGCGCTGAAACTTTTCTGTGGCAGAGGAACTACCATTGATGGCATCATCCACGGTATTGTTCAGTTTTTTCATTCCGTTTTCTAAGGATGAAATGCTGGCACCATTTTGTGACAAAACATAATCCCATTCCTGGTAGCCCTGTCTGGAGAGACCGATTCTTTGACTAGCCTTATCGATTTCATCTCCTGCGGCGGCAGCATCATTAGCCATATCAAAGAGCTTTTTGCCTGCAGTTACTGCAGCTGTTCCGATGGCCGCCATGGCAACGCCAATGCCTGCTGCTACACCCTTCAAAACAGATCCAAGCTTTTCAAACTTTCCACCTGCTTCATCTGTAACCTTTGCAGAGTCTTTTACCTCATCACCAAACTTGTCCGCTTCCTTACCAGCATCATCAAAACCATCGCTGGCTGCATCGAGAGCCTTATTGTTGTCATCCAGCTCTTTTTCCATCTTGTTGAGGTCTGCATTTGCATTGTTCAGCTGGATTTGCCAGGCTTTAGTACGCTTATCATTTTCTCCAAAGGATTCGGCAGCATTTTTCAAGGCAGATTCCAAGGTGCTGATTTTGTTTTTCTGGGCATCAATCTCTTTATTCAGGACTTCATTTCTAGCAGTAATGGCTTTAACTGATTTATCCTGCTTATCAAACTGAGAGGTGACCAGATTCATCTCAGAACCCAGCACCTTGAAGCTTTGGTTGATATCTCTTAATGCGTTCTTAAATTCACGCTCCCCTTCAATTCCCAGCTTGAACCCAAATGAATCAGACAATCTCCTCACCTCCTTCTTCGGGGCATGAAAAAAGACACCCACCATGGAGTGCCTTTAATCTTATAGTCAATTAACATTTATTACTTTTTCTTTACTGGAATCCAGATTTCACTTCGATATTTCGGATTTGAAGTATCCTTACTTTCATTCCACAATATTTCAGGTCCGTCAACTGACTCGTATCCTGATGATGGGAACCATTCTGAGTAGATTCTTCCCCATATGTTTTGCAATGTTTCAGGGAACGGTCCAATTGATTCGAACACAGCCCACGTATGAGTTGTAACTTCTAATGTATCAAATCCATCAATATCATTACTTGAAGTTGCTACTCCAATGTAATGATCCAGTTCTCCTTTTTCCTCCATTCTTCCATCAGAGAAGTTTGTAGAAGCACTAATAATCCCTGTTGGTTCGATATTGGATAAGGCTTTTAATCTCGCTATAACTTCTGGTGTTAGCAATTCATACATTTTAGCAATCTCTGGATTTACTCCATTAAAAATTATGGAGACTCTTTTCTTAAAGCCTACCAGTTTAAACGGTTCCTTCTCAACAATTCGATAATTCATTTCGCATCCTCCTTGAATAGATAGTTGGAAGGTCATTCTCGGATACGCTTTTATTCTCGCACACTCACTTCTTGCTTCAGAAGGTAAAATACCATGCATAACATTAAAAGCACGTGAAAAAGAATCAGCAGATCCATATCCATATTTCACAGCGACATCGATTATTTTCAAATCGGAATTTTTTAATTCCAGTGCTGCCAATGTTAGCCTTCTTCTTCGAATATACTCAGATAAACTTATGCCAGATAGAAAAGAAAACATGCGTTTAAAATGATACTCTGAAGATAATGCTATTTTTGCTAGCTGGTTAAAATCAATATCCTCTGTTAGGTGCTCTTCAATATATGAGAGTGCATTATTCAAACTGCTTAATGAATCCATACGATGACCTCCTTTCAACAACAATAATATCAAAGGATGCAATTACTCATCCGACAATCTGTGCACAGTTTAGTCGATTTACCTTATGAACATTATATCCATTCAGGGATAACTTCATCAATAGAATATTCCTTTCTTGGTTTTGAGATACCAATAAACTGTTTATGGCATTCCCAAAGGTCCATCAAATAACCAATGGGCATCAGCCACACTTCATTTTCCCTTCTTCTTAGATGAGTAGTTCCATAATAAATCAGTCGGGTAAAGAGTTCTTGATCACTTACCCGACCACCTCGTTTTTTGAGGGTTCACTCTCCACATTCCTTTTGGTTCCTTTCATCATGCTTGCCATAATGGCATTCTTGTAACTCGCCAGATCAAAAGGCGTGGTGAGAAGCTCCACTTCTTCTTCCGTAATTAGCTCTCTTTTATCATCCTTATTCTTGATGTTATGAATCTGAATGGACTGATTGGCCAGAAGCGTTATGAGCCACACCACTTCATCAAGGGCCATTTCAAAGTTCTCAGTTTTTATCAGCTTCTCGCCCAGGTTTTCAAGCCCACCATAACGCTTAGCAATTTCCTTTGTAGCTTTGGTGGTGAGTACCATCTTAAACTCAGTACCCCCGATATCAATGGAGGTACTTCTTTCTTCAGCGGCTTCATCAATCTTCAATTTTTCATCTGCCATGATCATTCCTCCCTTACGATACAACAACAGTAGCTACTGAGGTTGTTATACTCTCTGCCCCACTAGAGCTTAAAACACAGTAATAGTAGTAAGTGTCTGCCAGCAGGTCTGTTGGTATATCAAAGCTTGCAGATGTTTCACCGTTGATGATTGTCCCACCAGTAGAACTGTCAACGGTATTTTCATACCACTGATACGTCACAGGATTTGACGTGTTGGAGCTTGCCACAACAGAAAGACTTCCTGTGATACTACCAGCTGTTACTTCGGTCAAAGTAGCCGGCTCAGTTGTGATGGTTATAGTTGGCGTTACCGGTGTGACGTCCGGTTCATAAACCGAAGTAAACCAACCGGAAATCGTAGATGGTGCTACCCCATTATCCCCTTCAGTGACTTCTGCTTTCCAAGGATGCTTGCTTTCACCGTCCAGTTTGTTTCGTCTGAACACCGTTCCTTCTATGGTGGGACTGCTAAAGGTAATAGAGTCTCCTTTTGTGGCAAGGCTTGTGGCAGGAACACTAAAGATGACCCTGTAAAGCCAAAAATAACGATATTTTCCGTTGGCCTTCTTGGCACGAAAGCCTATGGCCACAGGACTTCCGCCATCTTCACTCCTTGATACCACTACATTGTTGCTGTCGATTTTACAGCCCGTCAAATCCTGTGCTACCAAGGACCCAATATCATCAATCCCTAAGCTAAGAGATCCACTCTTAAACTCCTTCACGACCTCAGATGCCCCGTCATCCGCATAAAGGATTGCTTCAATCAGCTCCACACTAAGCTCTGCTGTCATGGCTTTCGCCAGAACTTTAGGCGTTCCATAGCTTTCTATTCCATTTTGATCTTCAGTGATCTTGGCGTAATATAAACTGTCCAATCCGATTGTTGCCATTTAATCTTCCTCCGTTTCATATTCTTTCATTACGTCAATGGCGTAATGATGAAATTTTGTATCGTTCTCGTAGCCCACATACTGCCTATCTGTTATGGTCATGCCGCCTGCTTGCAGAGCCTTTGTCAGTTCCTTTTTTTGCTTGTTATAGTTCTTCTTTGTAAAAAGGGACAACCTGGCTTCTGACACGATCATATAGCTTTGATTATCTGCGAAGAGATCAAGCCTGTCTGACATAGGTGTGATGACCAAGTATTCTTCTGGTGGTGTATCTGAAAACACACCAGTCTCCACAGGAATGTTCAAGGGCGCTAGTATGTGGTTTATATCTGCAAGTAAACTCATAGTTTTTCAATCTCCTTATCCAGCGCACTTTTCATTGCTTCCATACAATCCTTTTTAGATGCTCTTTTTGAGGGTTTGAGCCATGGCTTTGGCGGTTGACCAGACTTGCCATACTCGATAACCGCAGCCTTTAGTGCATTGGATACACCCTTACTGTCTTTGGTTATTGGAATACCCACACGAAGCGTCCAATCCCCTTTATAGTTCTGCACCGGCTTCGAGGATTCAAGAGAGGCTAGTAGCTCACCCGTTGACTG